TTAAAGGTTTTTGACACGGAATCGGGTAGTCCACCCCCTGTCTGGTTCCACGTAGTATGAACTGCTTCCGTTTGTGTCCATGGTGTAGCAGACCGACGTCCCTTTGAATGTGGGGGGCTGCACCGCTGGCTGTGGGTTCCATCTCAGGTGGTCTGACCTTGGCTTTACGTCCCATGTCATTTTTACTGTTAATATGAAAGTGGCGTATTGTTTCAAGTAGGATTTTCCTGCTGTTGCTGTGGTGTTATATGCTGGCATGGGGTAAACTTTTAGCAGTATCTGAGGTGGTGGGTTGTGCATCCCCCACCCTCCGAAAAGCGGTTCTGGCATGAAACTTTTGTCCATGTCTGGTATTTTGGCCCATATTTGCTGTTCGTAGTACAGCGATCGTGTGTCCCATACCATGCTCGGCAGTGTCGGGATCAGTGTCACGCTGTAGTTTTTCCCTTGTGTATTTGAGGCTGTTTTTTCATAGTACAGTGAGTCTGTCTGGTCTCCATCTGCAAGTTCCAGGTTGTAGTCTGCGGGGGGTTGTTTGGAGCCTGGCAAGTATGTCAGTCCGTCTGCAGAGTTCCTAGCTTCTCTCCATGGCACCGTGTTCAGCGGTGGTAGCAGCCGCTTCTCTGTCCCTGTCCTGAAGTACACTGTGTGGTCTGCTGTGCTGTTCATTTTCGGTCCTGGGAGGAAGTTGCTACCTTTGTTTGCGTAGTCATCTTTTGCAATGTTTTGCCATTCTCCCGATGCAGTTCTTTTCTTCAGAACGTATGAGTAAAGTGGGTTATTCATTTGATGCGGGTTTTGGCAGTGTGTGTTTAAAGATTTCATCGGCAGTTCTGGAAATGTGTATGTGAAGGTCTGTTCTGCTCCTGTTGTCAGGATAGCGAAGTTCCCGTGTTCTAAAACGTAGAAAGCTCTCTGATTATTCAGAGTTGATACCCGGTGGTTGACTGTCAGGTATGCGTAGTTGGGTGGGTAGTAGAGGCTGCCTGGCAATGCATCTGGCACTGTCTGTTGCATGTTCCCTATCACGTATGGCAAGTTGTACCCTGTGTCTTCCATTATGCAAAGTCCTCCTGTGGCTGAGTCTGTTATGGTCGTACTGCTGTCTGTGGCTATGTTGACATCTTTGATGGTTAAGTGTTTAATGCTATAGCATATAGATGCTGGTCTGATTGCATCATAGTTCTCTAAGAGTCTTTGAAATTCACTAGGTGAGAAGTGGACGTTCATTTGGTTGTAGTCTAAGTACCCCCATGGCGTCTTGTATCCAAAGTAGCTCAGACCTCTATTCTGCCCCTCTGACTTAATTGCATCGTATTGGTGGTTGTTATAGGGAAGCACGCACACTGTTTTGCTCACACACGTCTCTACTTTATTGGCAGAGAATTTTGCTCCCCCTTCCCACAAGCTCCCAGCAACTCCTCCACTTCCCCCAGCAGAATGATCAACTTCTGTATCTCCTGACATGCCTCCTCCTGCAGCCACTGAAGCGTTTTCAGGAGGTGCTCCAACCGGGCCAGGTTCATTTACTGTCTTCTCTTGAGAGATCCTGGCTTTCTTGCTTTGGGCATCTGCGTCTCGGACAGCCTGTGGATCAAGGACCTCAGTTATTTTTCTTTTTAAGTGGAAAAGGGATTGGGCAAAGTTCCCTGCCCAAGTCTGCCCTCCCGGCCCTTCTGCTAGCGCATCAGTAAAATCCTTATCATGCCTGTTATACTTTACGTACGGGTTTATCCCTTCTTTTATCAGGTCGGCATACCCTCTGTCGTGCTCTCGTGCGAGCTCGTCGACCGGTCCGAGGGGTTCACCCCTGTCGTCCGAGTTTCCGGGACCAGTGTAACGGTGCCCAGGCAGGACAAGTCCTCGACGATCCTCAAGGTCGTCTCCATGAGGGATTGAAGGTTGGCTCTCAGGTGCCTGAAAATCTGCCTCTGTATCTCCTCCGCCATCTCCTTTACCAGGGACAAAATGGAGTTCAGCCTCCCTCCGAGCGTCTTCCGCTCGCCGGGCATCCTCGAGGTCACGTTCCTGTTTCTCGAGGTCGACCCTGTCAGTGTAGTCGTCTGGCCATTCCCTGGTCCTAAATCCTGACAGTGGCTCGTACCTGTCCCTGTCTGTGAGTGCTGCTGCCTCCTCCTGCTTCTTAATTATGTCTTCCATTGCTAGCTTATCCCTTTCTCTCTCTGTTTCCCACAGCTCTCTTGGGTTCTGGCTTTCTAGAATGCTTTGCAGTGATGGATGGTGTAGCAAGTATTCAAATGTTTTGTATGCGTGTTTTCCTGCTTCTTCGTGTTTCTCGAGTTCTGGGAATATGTGTTTAATGTCTTCCCAGTTTTGCTCTGAGATCTTTTGGGTGATTAGCGTCCCTCTCAGCCGTTCCCTGTCTCTGGCTTTGATGGCCTTGATCCTGTCCCTATCTGCCTTTTCCTTCAGCCATCTTTGGTGATTTGCTCTATCTTTAGCTTGTATGTCATCTATGAATGTGTCAAATGTTCCATCCCTGTTTTCTAGAGATTCAGTTGCGTCCAGGCCTCCTCGACCCTGTGCGAACAGGCGTCTGAGGAACCACATTAAGTGGTCTACCCATGTTGTCTCGTCTGGGACCTGTCCCTTAGTCTTTTTGATCGTCATGGCTCACCTGAGTCCTCGATGTCTCTGATCTCCCTCAGCAGAGGATGTGTGCTGCCCTCGAAGCACAGGGTTCTGCTCAGAGACCTGAAAGAAGTAGAGGCAACCTCTATTACAAGGCGTCGTATCCCTTGGTCCCGTTCCCCCAGGGTACTCACCGACCAAGAAGTCCCAGCAGTCGCTAATGAGGAGGCTGTTCGCTGACGGGTCTTTTATGCGCTTCTTTGGGGCGGGGGGGCAGGCGTGGTTGGGCGTAGACGTGTGTGGCGATGGCGATAGTTCCCCTGTGTTCGTGCTTGATAGGCTATCTAGTAACCCAGGCTCGTCCACCCCTTCGTCAACATCACTGTCTGGCTCGTCACGTGATATGGCCGACAGGTCTCCTAAGTCAACCACCCCGCTCTCTAGTGGCGGAAACCAGTCATTTTCCGATTGCCAGGTAGCCTGTTCGATGGAGTCATCTTTTTGCAAGTTCCCCAGGAGCTCTTGCACTGTCCATTCCTCCGCTACGTCCTGACCGTGCTGGAAAAATCTGCATATCTCCCCCACAGTGATTACCCCGAATGCTGGCAATAGTTTCTTTGCTAGTGTTATTTTTATCATTCTCTCCTCTAGTGGCAGCTTGTGCTCCATACTCTCTGTGTTCCCACTGTGCACCATGGTCATGTCTACGTTGGATGTAATTATTACTGGGGTTGATCTTAGTACTGCTGAGTCTTTGTTCTTCCTGTCTACTCTAACTGGGACTCCTCCTAGTATTGCCATTGCTGCCTCTACGTGACATTCTTTCATCGATCCCTCCTCCCACCAAATTAGCATTTTGTCTACACAGTCATTAAATGGGAAATTTGCGTTGTTCCAGTTCACACAGCCATAATTCCCACTGGCTCTAGCTATAGCAGATGCTAGATTAGTCTTCCCTGTTGTGGCTGGGCCATATAGCCAAATTGTGTTTTTCTTGCCTGTTCGTCTGGTTGCCCAGTTGTAAAACAGTGCTGCCATTTTGTGAGGATCGTATCCATTGTCCTCAAAAAGTGTTTCTATTCTACCCCACTCATTGCTGGGCTGCAGTCTTGTTGCCATATCAAAGAGGTTAGCTGTTTCAATGAGTTGTTGAGAAGCAATGGCTATGGCTGTGGTTGCTTGGTGTTTTCCTTGATGACTAGCTAGGAAGGATATGTATCCTTCGTTGTCCATTGCCCTCCAGGCTGTGACATTCATGATTTTATTATCCACCAGCCACTTTACTAGTTCACTGAATCTTGCACTTGCTGCAGTCTCACACCTTGGCCCTGTTGTTGCCGGCGCTGAGTACGCCATCTCATCTGCACACCTCGTTAGAGTTCTCCTCATAGGCTCTGATAAAGCATATGGTGAGAATTCGGGCACATTTGTTGCTGCCCATAGAACCTCCTTGTCTGAAGGTAGTTTTGGCAATAAGTAGGCCATTACAAACTCCCCTTTTCTGGATGCTATGGTTCTGTTCTTGTTTCTAAAGAATTCATAGTAATCTTCCCCATTCCTCACACCACTATACATGCTCCTTCCTAGCTGCTTGAACCCAGATGTCAATGCTAGTGCTAGCTGTCTAGTGGAGCACATCATACTGGCACACCACCCATGACAGTGCAAGAGACCCCCAGGGCTTTCCTCCATCTGTAAGAACCAGCTACAATCTCCAATAGCAAGCAATCGGAAACGTACCTCTTGTAGCAGTCTGTTGAACTGGTTCATCCTCCAAGCTGAAGGGGAACTCGGCCACTGGGTGTAAGGCGGCCACCCTTCGGAGTCCACTGCTCTGTCTAGATGCCATAGCCGTTGCCTGTATGGCGTATCCTCGCTTAAAAAGCGAAAAACAAAGCTAATTCCAATCTCCTGAGACATGTTACCCCTCTGGCTGTCAGCAGTGAAATGGCTGCTACCGGAAGTTCACCGCAATAAATACTGATGACAACCAACGTCACATC